GGTAAACACCGTGCGTCTCTTTCCACTTTACGCCGATAAGTAGGTGATTGTGGTGCCCGGTAAAGAACCCCTAAGTTGTTGGTCTTGAAAAGGACCTGGTAAAACAATGTTTGCGGAAATTTTCGCTTTGCTCGCAGGTACTGGTAACCTGTTGAGTGCTTACGCTACGTATATCTGTACGTCGGTGTATCTTTTGGCCCTCGCGCATCCTGCGGTGACCGTGTTCGCGTGCATTCAGTTGTACATGGGCCGGTTGTTGTGGGGTCCACGCGAGAATAGCCTCAAGCAGACGATCATCGGCGACTTTGTTGTCGCGATGTGCTCTCCTATTTTGTTGGTTGTTGGCTTTGGTGCGTTCGTTCACACTGTAGTTGCTAGCGCCATGCATCGCGTTCGACGCGCTTTCACTAGCGCTTGGGCTGTGGAGAAGATCGATTCAGTTCGTCAAGCAGCGTCTCGTCTTTGGGTTTGGTCGAAGCTCGCCGTCGTCAAAGCGTGGCTTGGAAATCATCTCGAGTGGGTCGTGGCGATTAGTTTCGCTGCGGTTGTCATTGTGCATCAGTTCAAGCGCTTTCTCGCCAAACGGCGTGAACGCCGTCTGGCGCGCAACATCGCTAAAGGAGTTACGGAAGAGAGCTCTCGGCTTTCTGCGCGACATATGATGGCGGTGGACTATCTGCTTAATTGCCTAAACATCGCTGCCGCTATCGTTGGTGTCGCCGCATTTGGTTGGGACGGCGCTAAGAAAGCTGGCTTTAATACGTTCGTTTTGCGTACGTGGCGATCTGCGATGGGCTCTGGAGCTCCCCACAAGAAGAAGAATGATAAGAAGGTGAACTGGAAAAACCCAGCCTTGGCAGCGTACGTCCAGCAACAGCAGGAACAAGCTACTAAGACCTTGGCTGAGTTTCAGGGAGCGCCGATGGAGGACTTGAATGACCACCAGCGGGTGCGCCTTGAGGAAGCTCGCAAGAATGCAGCGCACTGGGCTAAGGAGGCTGCCAAGATCGGTTCTGATGAGTCGGTTGAGGAGAGTAACCCCTTCGTTAAGTCCAAACAGCACGCCGCTTTTGATGATGAAATCGAAGTGATTGATGAGGAGTTGCAGGAACTCTCTGCTCCCATTGAAGACACGCTGACTCAAGCTGAGCGCATTTGGGACAACGTGAAACGCTACGGTTGGGCATTCACCTGTGTTGGTTTAATTACTGCCATAGTTGTGGGTATCCTTTACTTCATCATGGAATCGTGGAACGAAGAGGACGATGAGAAGCCGGCTGTTAAGTTGGTTGGCACTGCTCCGCTCCCTCCTCGTAAGCGTGTTGCGTTCATTGTTGCTGAAGCGTTGGGGCTGACCGATAAAGTTCCTGAAGCTAGACGGTACGTAAACCCATCTCCTGACGACTTTGCGTTGAATGACGCGGAGGAGCAGAAAGAGTTGCAAGCTCTCATGGAGGCGAAACTTGAGGAAATGCTCGAGCGCCGATACGGTGGCTACAGTAGCGAATCCCAGCGAATGGGCATCTTCAATGATGAAAGGGATCCGCGCAGTGTTCAAAAGCTGCGCTGTCTTGAGCTGCTTAAGAAGGCCATTGATTCGGTTAAAGATAAGGAGTCCGAGATTGTTGAGCTGGAAAGTTTGACGGACGACTTGGCTCTCGAGATTACTGACCAAGCTACCAAGATGAACGCCATGGAAGCTAAGTTGCGTGAAGCTACGGCTGCTAAAGTGCGCCTCGCTGAGATCGAAAAAGCCCTTCAAAAGGCTACGGTTGAACGCGATGAAGCGCGCGCCGCTCTGATGAAAAACGATCCGAAGTACGCCGCCCATTCGGTTGGGTTCGCTAACAATAAGATTGGTGACTTGGAGTTGGAGCAGGAGAAGCTACGCGCTCAGCTCGAAGGTAAGGGTAAAGCCCATGAGGGCACGAAGGTCTGCAAGGGCTGCAACAAGCCTGTAGATGCTGTAAGTCCCTCTGCTTTCTGCCAAGACTGCCGTAAGAAGCGGACTCAGCAGAAGAAGCAGGCTCGCGCTGCCTCGAAGGAGAAACCGGCTGTCAAGCCAGTGCAGAAGGAGTCAGATTCGCTCGAAGCGGAGCTCCTGAAGCTTGCGTCCCCTGAGGATGTCAAAGAGGCGCTACAAGTAAATTCCGCGCTTTTTACGCCTAAGAACGGCAATGCGTGTGTGAAGATGGTCGGTGTTTTGGACGGGACGTCCGAGACCCATTTCAAGAATGGGACCATTGTGAACGGCAGTTTAATTACTGTAAAGCACGGTTGCAATAAGGCGCTGGATGTTTCGACGGCTCTTGCCGGACATCACGGAGTTGCTGAGGGCAATGTGCTGCCGATCCCTGAGGTCGACATGTGCGTATACCCCGCTCCTAAGGGTAATTGGGGGCCCACCCCGAAAGTCCGTCGTGCCAAGCAAGGCGAGAAGTGCTTTGTTGCATACTACGCCACGCCTGAGTCCACCGAATTAACTTTCGGCGCTCATGGTACGATCCAAGATGTTGGCGATCCCGTCAAGCGTCTCTCTGGTGTCCATACTTGCTCTACGCAGAAGGGCGCTTCTGGATGCGGCGTCTGGGCCGAATCCGATGGTGCTTTCCTCGGTGTTCACGAGGGCACCAAGGACGGACGGAATGTGTTCGTCCCAGTCGATGCTACGCAGCTTGGCAAAGCCTTAGATGGCAAAGCCATAGCCTGGCCCTCGCGGTCGGGAAACTGAGTTACCCCTTCATGGATAGAAACGACTTCTCCCATACCGTGGAAACATGGCGTGGATGGGGGCTAGAACAAGCGGCTTCCAAAGTTCGAGAAGTCTATGAAGGGGGAGAGGGGACACGGCGCTCGCGGGCGGAAGCCCAAAAGTTATGTGGACCTCACTTCTCAGTGCTTGCTAGATTGACACCAGTACCAACAAGAGGGAAACCTAAGAGAAAGGTGGACAGCGAAGTCTTGAAGACCGCGTTGGATTACCGATGGACCATGGACGATTTTGAAGGTTACGATCTCGGCTACGCGGGACTCTTCACTGAGAACCCTTGGCGTTCACTCGCCAAGTACGCGCATCGCTGGGACGATCCGGATGAGGAGACCTATAAAAAAGCCCGTCGTTGGGTGTACGAGGATGAACGTCCTTACCTTGCCGACATCGGCCCGTCTAATCATGACGTAGCAATTGCTGCGCTCGACGGTCGAAAGTCGCCTGGAGCACCTTGGAACCGCGTTTATCAGAACACAGCTGACATGCTTGCGAAACAGCCTGATCACATGCAGAAAGTTTGGGACTTAACTGGCCACGACGATCGTTATGTGTACCTTTGGGTGAACAGCGAGAAGGAGGAGATGAGAGCTGCCGAGAAATTGGCAGATCGTAAGATCCGAACTTTCGTTGCTAGCTCGAAGGAAATGGTTTATATGTCCCGGCGTCTATTCGGTCCAGCCTATGAGGCTTGGATTGACGCGCATCGCGAACTCAATCACGGAATCGGCTTTAACAAGTTTGATGGCGGTTGGGACCGGCTCGCGCGCAAGATGCACACACACCCGAACAGCTTTGGTGCTGACGTGGATGGTAGGGATGGCAGCGTGTCGCTGGATGACATTGTCTGGTTCTCTAATCTCGAATGGAATTACCTACCCAGTGAGGAACGAACTCCTGAGAACTACCGCAGGTTTAATACGATCTTAAAAAGTCGTTGCTTTTCCCTCGTGGTGGATCCGGATGGCTTTGTGTGGATGATACCTGGAGGCGTCAAGTCTGGGGATCCGAAAACGATACAGCTGAACACTTGGAAAACACGCGCGGAGTTCTACTACGCGTGGATCACTCTAGTTGGAGACGACAGAGAATATTTCAAAAAGCACTGCGTGTTTGATATCACGGGTGACGATGTTTGGTTTAGCGTGTCTGACGACGTTGTGGAGCGATTCAACATCACCACCGTCGCGGACCTGATTCGCCGGGCGTTTAACGTAGTCTGGACAACGGACTGCAAATGGCCTCGCTCTGCACAGTACGTGCCTTATTTGTCGAACTACTCGATCGTAGTAGCTGGAATGTGGGTGCCCCGACCTGTAAGTCCCAAGACCATGAATGGATGGTTAAAGGCAACAAAACAGGACACCCCTGCAATGTCGCTGATTCGCAGCTGGGCAGCTTATCGTGAGCTGTACTGGAATGTGAGTTGGCGGCACAAGATCCGGTTACACATCCGACGTTTGATGAGAACGTACGGTCATGCGTTGAGAGACGATCCCGACTGGAAGCTTGCTCTTACGTCTGCTACAACAGAGAACGAAGTGGAACTCTTGTGGGGTGTATGCCGCAAGTGAACGGCCTCATAAAAGAACCACATAGTAAAACTGGAAGCGGAACATGGGCAAGAAGCAAAAGAAAATCGGACCTATTACGGAAGCGAAACACAAGAAGATCGAAGCGAGAAAGCAGAGGAAAGTGGCCCGGAAAGCCAACAAAGCAAGCGGAAGCGTGTCGTCGGCCAAACCGAAGACTCAGCGCGCACCGGTCGAGCAGATCACTTCTGCTCCCGCTGCGGTGGGAGGGGCCTCACGGTCTTATTTCACCATGAAACCGCTTGCTGGCTCTGGGGGCCAAGGGGTGAGAATTCGCGGCTGCGACTTTCTGACCACTGTAGTCTACACATCTGGCACGCCAGCGGGAACAGCGCTATTCAACATGGCAATGAATCCCACGGCTTTGGTTGGAACACGACTAGCCACGATGGTCGCCCTCTACGAGAAATATCGGTTCAACAGGTTTGTGATTAGAGTGATTCCAATGAACAACACGAATGCCAATGGCTCGTATGGAATTGCTTATGATCGTGATCCTACTGATGTTACTCCTCCAGTGGGCGACGATGGTATTCGCCAGTACATGGCGATGCCTGGAACGGTGGTTTCTACCCAGTGGCAGCCATCTAGCCTCAACTGCCCTCTGATGAGTCCTGAGACTTGTTACTTTACGAATTCAACCGCGACGAGTGACGAGCGTCTTGTGGACCAAGGTCAACTGTATATATTCACTGCAATGACAGGCACGGCTAATCTCAATTACTTCGTTGAAATTGAGTACGACATTAGCCTCTGGATTCCTGAAGTTAGTGCTACGCTTATGACTGGTGATTCATACTCCCAGCAAAAGGTGTCGACTGTCGGGTTGCTAAACACGGCGACCAACAAGTTGTGGAACGTCTTAAGTGACACCACGACCTGGAACAGTCCAATCTTCCGCGGTGCATTGAACAAGGCGTTTCAGTACGCCACAGTGCCCGCGGGAATTTACAGCGATGGTATAAATTTCAAGGGGATCTTTCTGCCGAGTGGCATTTGGTCGGTGCAACAGTCCATCTCTGGGAAGGGTAATACCGTCTCAGGTTGGGCTGCATCGGCTGGTATCAGCCCACCAACTCTCCAAGCAGTAGAAAGCAAGGAACAGTCCGACTGCCTCGTGGACGTGATTTATTCGGCTTATACGTCGTCTGGCGTTGTTGTCTCTGACACGCTAGGCGTTACGCGAACCGATGAGATTTACAGTCCTCCGTCTGGTGCCTGGTTGTTGGGATCTCAGAACGCAATCGCACAGTTCTCCAGTGTGGCGGGTACTGGTGCCATTTATTTGGACATCAATCCTACCAAGAACAGTGTGACGTTTAGCCCTTTGTTGGGTAAAACTGCGAAGTTCAGGGAGCCTATCATGGCCAGAGTCAAGGAAATTCTTGCTCAAAAACAGAAAGACCGCGAGGAAAAGGAAAGGCGGGAACGGGAGCTAGGCGTTGCACCTTCAATGAGTGCAAACCAGTTACCTCAGTACGCCAGCCCTCAACCTCAGTTGTTTCGACAGTGAATCGCAACTTAAACAGTTCGGTTTAAAGGGACCCCTCTGGAGGGTGCAATATTTGAAGGGTGAACAACCAAAGAAGTTGGTCCTAATTGACTTGTCACGCGGCGACGCGTCGGCTAGAGTCATCCCTTTTAAGCACTCACAAGGGTCTAACAGGTGGAGTTTGCACGGGTCTCCATCTAGCCTTGAGTGGTAGCTGAACTACCCAAAGAAGTTGGTCC